ACTCCCTCCAAAGTTCAGCACACTCGTCTGACTTTTTTTGAAGGTGTGGTTCTCGATACAATTAAATTACTGCTTTGGTTCAATTGCAGACTGGACTGGTGGTTCTTCTTTCTTCTTCGCTACTGCTTTTCCATTACCACCACCTGCCTTAGCAGGAGAAAGTCCGAACGCAGCTAACGATCCGGAGAAGACCGATGCGATAAAAGTAGGATCAAAATCTAAGATTTTGTTTCCATTGGGAAGTCTTACATAACTGAATGTAAGGAGAGAGGCAGACCAAATAAGTACAACAACTTTTACAAGATTACCAAGAACTTCACCTTTATCTTCATCGTGGTCTTCCTTCTCTACAACTTTGGATCTGTCTTCCGCCATTTATAGAGAGCAAGGCTCAGTTATTTAGGAAGATATCCGTTTTCCTCCAACCATTCGCGTGTTTTAGGAGTTGGTTCATAATCTGCCCACATGGTTCCACGAGCGCATGATTCAAGTGCGTTCATCGTCATGTTTTCAGTATGTCCTGCCCAGAATGCTTCTTTCTCCCAGGGAATAGCATGAGGCATATCTTTATATGTTTTAGTTACAATATTCTGCCACATCATAGGAACATCTTCTTCATTCTTGATGATAGCAATCAAACTATTTTTGATACTTCCAGCCATACAATCTTGAGCAGCATGCCATCCTTCGTGACGCATCACCGACATCAATACACCAGGACGACGCATATGAGTTTTGTTCAAAAAGAAGTTATTACTTACAGTATGATAAACTCCACGATGACCAACAGGAAAATACTTTTCATCTGCTAGAAACACCCCAACTCCGACTTTATCAAAGGCAACGAGCATTCTATGGAACTCGTTAGCAACATTATCATAATCACTATTGGGATACTCGTCAGCAATAGTAGAGATACTTTCGATTTTTTGGACTCCATCGGTGCATTCGCGAAGTAGCATACATCCCATAGCATCCATTGTATAGAATCCTTTAGTTGGCTTAGATTCTACTGGACTAAACGTTGAAGTCAGTGCCATCATCAAAGCACTGCTCCAAGTGATCAATGTTTTTTTCATTAATTTCAGAAAGATAATTTTGGAAATGTTGTTCAATGTTATCAACATTTTTATTGCCTTGACTCACCCAATCACTACAAAACTCATATACGCTTTTGCAGTGCTCTTCAAGATGATGACTCAAGCAATAAAAAGCAGATGCACGAAGTTGCATCTTTTCATCACCATAACGCCAATCTACATTCATTTAAATTGTCCCATTCCAGTGCCAGAATTCCAACCACCAGGACCTTCATGAAAGTTTTCAGATCCTCCTTGAGTCTCAGATACAGTAGTCCAGTTTTTGGTTGCAATCTCATAAATTTTAGCATGAATATCATGAGATTCGCAAGTCACCTCAGAACGATGTTGTTCTTCTAACATTTTTGTCTCAGTCTCTTGCTCCATATAGTCTAACTGTTTTTCTGAACGAATAGGAGCAGGACCAAACCAAGGGTCGTCAGTGAGATATGCAGGAGCAGGCACACCCGTGTAATGATTGATAGCGTCTTGTTCGAAAGATTCTTGCTGATCATAATCCTCTTGAAGATCTGTGCAATCGACGGGTTCCTCATCAACTGCACATTCAACATTCCAACTACCCATTGCTTCGGGGGAATGAAAGACTTGACTCAACGTTTCTTTAATTGCTTTAATAATCATGCCTCAAGCACCAACTTCTTACTATAGTTATATGAGTAATATTCCCTATTACCCTTGATTCCCCATCCTAACCAATAATAGGCGGGGACCATGTATTGTTTGATACTATATCCACGTCCTTCAAAATCAGGAAGAACTGATTGAAACTGATTTTCATTAATCATGTATTGGGTTTGTCCTTCGATGCTACTAGGATCACAATTGAATTTTTTACAAAAAGATCCTAACCCCAGATAACGGCTCTCAGTGGTCCACTGAATGAGTCCGTACCCACCCCGATGGCAATCAGCGTAAGGAACTCTAGCCCCTCCCTCGCAAATGTTGGAATGGAACTTGCTTTCCTGTTTAATATTACCCATGATCGTTGCAAGTGCATTACGATCTGTGATGTTTGTTTTTTCTTGGAGTTGTTCGAGGACATATTGTTCTTCAGATGTACATTCGGGACATTTCCAAGATGCTTGCACATAAGGAACTACTTCTAGTGGAGTTCCCTCTACTTTAAGCATCATATCATCTGCACTATCACCTGCACATGCAACACTACCAAAAACTAATGCAAAAACAGTCAAAGTTTTTTTAATCATAATGAATCAAATAAAAATTAATTAATGTCGTAAATAATTCTTAAATTAGATTTACTGTTTTCTAGTTCATCACTAAAATAGGCAAGATAAAGTTTAGAAGCTTCTTCTTGCTTTCCTTCAGATGTTAGTTGTTTCACCTTCACCATAATTTTTTCTTTAAACTCTTTTGATGGTCCGTCAGACATCTTGATCTCCTATGTATTCTAGTGAGTAGATATCATGATCTAAAATATTTGGGTCTAACCACTCAGAGAATTCGGTTTGAAGAGCAAAGGCATCATCTAGGTCTTGTTCACAGAGACTATGTATACGATCGATTGCCCAGTCATGAGTTTTGGTGAGCGTCTCTTCCAAAGTTACCATAGTCTTTTCGCATGTAGCGTCCTAGAATGTTGCTATTATAGTACGCAGGTAACCCGTCGTCAAGTGCCTCAGTTAAGACATCATTTAAGAATAGTTGTTTTGTCTCTTCAAAATTACAACTACCTTTGGTAATGTGAAGACTTAGTATTTCTCTACTGAAAGTCTCTTTACCATATTTTTTTAAATCTTCTTTTAATTCTGGACAAGAACCATAATACTTTTTCCAATCAGATTCTTGCTTTGCTTTTCTTTTTTTCCCTGGTGGTGTTCTAAAAGACCAAAAATACTTTCTACCAATGTATTGTCGTTTGTTCGACTTATTGGTAATCAAATAAACAAACCCATAGTGGTTTCCAATGTCATCGCTGCTAAAAGGTTTGTTTTTATAAATCCATGGATTATCATAATCAATTAGCATCAAATGTAATCTCTAATAATAATAGAGTTATTTAGCTACTATTGATCTTTAACCGTAACAAACCTAGTCTAGACAAAAAAAGGGGACTTGTCAAGTCCCCTACAGAATTATGTTAAGTTCTTATCAATCTTCAGAAACTTTTAGAATATTTTCAATTTCTGTTTCGGAGAACTTACCACTTGCCTCAAGAACTTCTCTCATATCACTCATATCATCAGCAACCTCAAGTTCGATCATTTCAATCTCTTCACCCATTCTCTTAGCAACCTTATCTGCACCCCTAGAGACCGCTCTAGCAGTACCTCCAATCGCTTTCTTCAAACCTTTCTTCAGAAGTCTTCCAACGCTTCTTACAGCGCCTCCTACTGCCTTACGAGTGCTACCTCTCTTTGTAGATGCACCTCCCTTTGAGGATCCTCCAGAAGACTCAGAATCAGAAGATGAAGATCCACCAGAACCATATGTGACTTTAGAAGATCCATCAGAAGATGAAGATCCTCTACCTCTATCATAGCCTTTTTTATATTCACTCTTAGCAGACTCTCCCGCTCTCTTAGCAACACCAACAGCGTATCCAGCACCTCTTGCTGCTGCTTTACCCGCTGCCTTGACGCCAGATTTGAGTGCGGATCCTACCTTTTTAACAGCACCCTTCACTTTCTGAATCGCTTCTTTGCGTCTTGATGCTCCAGATGCTTTTTTAGATGCCTTGACTGCAGAGTCATAATACTTATCACTTGCTTCATTTAGAAGATCTAAAGACTTATCAAGAGACTCACAAAGAGTCTCTTCGATGCTATCGATATCCCAACCTTCTTCAAGATATTCTTCAAAGACTTCTTCTACAATTTCTTCAATGATTTCATCAGAGAGTTCTTCTACTTCTTGATCAGTAAACTCATCAAGAATTGTTTCAAATTTTGGAGAATATACATTTAAATATGCATCTCTAAGATCACCATATTGTTTTTGTGATAAAGACATTTTTATAAGCTTTTTAGATATTTATAACTTATAAGCTTCAAAACCGTCATATTCACCAAACAAAAAAGCATCACATAGGGCAGCTTCCCTATATGATGCATAGTAATCGTCTAATTCTTTTTTTGATGGAGATGGAGTAAGTGGTTCAATCTCATCCATCTCCTCCCAAATTTCTTCAAAGCTGGAATCCTGAGAATGTATCTTTTTGGACATCTTGTTTAATTCCTCCAACGATATACGATTCAACTTCGGTTTCTTGTGGAGCGACTTGGAGACCTTTGGAAGAAATCCAATGTTCCGTCCAAGGAAGTGGATTATTCTTTGCCGGAATATCATAGATCGGTTTTAGACCAATTGCTTTCATTCTACGATTAGCAATCCATTCGACATACTGTTGTAACAGTTTATCATTTAATCCAATCATAGAACCATCTTTGAACAAATATTCTGCCCAAAGTTTTTCTTGATTAACACAATTTTCAAATGTGCTGATCAACCATTGCTCCTCTTCTTTAAAGATTTGCTTCATATCAGGATCATCACCATCTGCCCATTTCTTCAGAATATTCTGAGTGATAGCAAGGTGCTGATTTTCATCGCGAGCAATCAGAGAGATGATTTTTGCACTTCCTTCCATAAGTTTGAGTTCACCAAAAGCAAAACTGCAAGCAAATGAGACGTAAAAGCGAATGCCTTCAAGGATGTTGACGTTTGCAACTGCTCTGAAGAGTTTGCGCTTGAGTTCATATCTTGATTCTAGTGCGTAGGGGACATCTTCTAATGCGTGCTTCCAGTCATTAGA